ATGGCAGAGGACGGTAACACCGGGGCACCTACGAGCGAACCTGCAAACGAACCCACTAACCTGAAGACCTACGTACCGCGAAGGAACGGCGTCGGTGGCAATAGGTACTACAAGGGACGACTTGGCACACAAGGCGGAGCTCCTGCCTACTACGCTGGACCAGGCGCAGGTGGCCAGAAGGAAGGCGGGTGGCAGCCCTTGATTTCCGACAACGTCAGGGCGCGCATCGTTGAGTCTTTGCTGGCCGGCAACTCGATGAACCGTGTGAGTCGCCTGTTCGGCCTCGACCTCATGGCCGTGCGCCGGATCGCTTTGGACCACAACATCGACACTGTCGCTCTTGCCTCAACCCGACGCCACGAGGCACAAACTGACTACTGCCAAATCGAGCGGTTGAGGGTCATCAACTTGGCCTTCGAGCGCATCGAGCTGATGTTGGACGACAACGACCTCACTGCCCGCGACCTCAAGGACCTTGCAGTCGCTATGGGTATCTCTATCGATAAGAGGCGTCTGGAGGACGGTGAGGTGACTGTACGGTCGGAAATCTCCGACCTCTCGGGTGCACGGAACGCGGTGAAAAGTAAGCTGCTCGAGATCGCCGAACGACGGCGTGGGCTAGCGCCTGGCACGCTTAGGAGAGAGATGGAGGCAGTTGCGGCTGAAATAACTCCCATGGTCATCGACATGGAGTCTCCTAAGTTGCCTGAACCTGAGGCCGCTGTGTCCGAGCCAGAAACCAGAGAAACAACGGAAACCAACTAAGTGGCAGTTGCCGTCGACGAAATCCCAGCGGTTTCGTACTCCGAGTGGGCTGGACGTCAGGGAGCCGAGGACGATAGCAGTGCGGGTGTTATCGCCAGCGACTTATCAGTGGAGGAACTCGCAGAGTTCATCCGCTCCCTGACGGACCAGGAAGCGCTCGGTCTCCAATACGACTGGAGTTTCTGGGGACGGCCGAACCAACACGCGCCTAACTGGTTGTGGCGTGTATGGCTCATCTTAGCGGGTCGCGGTTGGGGCAAAACACGTACCGGTGCGGAGTGGATCCGCGAACAGGTCGAGAAGAAGGGGCGGATGCGTCTGGCCTTCGTTGCCCCGACTGCGGCTGACGCCCGTGACGTTATGGTCGAAGGCGAGTCGGGGATCCTCGCATGTTCACCACCATGGTTCAAGCCGTTATACGAGCCGTCAAAACGGCGTTTGACGTGGCCGAATGGTGCTATTGCTACTTTGTACTCGGCAGAGGACCCTGACCAGCTTCGTGGTCCTCAACATGAAGCGGCGTGGGCTGATGAGGCTGCCGCGTGGAAGTATCCCGAAACCTGGGATATGCTCATGTTTGGACTGCGTCTTGGCAATAACCCGCAGTGTGTTGCCACGACGACGCCCAAGCCGAAGACACTGGTTCGCACGCTAGTGCGTGATTCGAACCTGAACGAGAAGAATACTCGGCCTCGTAATCACGCAACCAAAGGTACTACGTACGAAAACCGTGACAACCTGGCAGAAGGATTCTTCCAGGACATCGTCACGAAGTACGAGGGTACGACGTTAGGCCGCCAAGAGCTGCACGCCGAGATCCTCGACGACGTACCGGGAGCGCTTTGGTCACGCCAAATCATTGATCAGCACCGTCGTAGTGTATACCCACCACTCAAGCGCATCATTGTTGCTGTCGATCCTGCCGGCAAGGCCAAGACTACTGCCCGCCTGAACCGCAATCGGGACAAGGTGGACGAGACAGGTCTGATCGTCGTAGGTAAAGGACTTGACGGCCATGCCTACATCCTAGGCGATCTATCGGGCCGCTGGACACCTCACGAGTGGGGTACGAAGGCGGTTAGCGCCTTCCGACTCTGGCAGGCAGACAAGATTGTTGGTGAAATCAACAACGGCGGCGACATGGTTGAACATACTATCCGCACGATCAAGGGCGGAGAGTATATTCCCTTCAAGGCTATCACCGCGAGCCGAGGCAAAAAGGCTCGTGCCGAACCTATTTCCTCCATGTATGAGAAGGGATGGGTGCATCACGTTGGTCCGATGCCTCTGCTGGAAGACCAGATGTGTTCGTTCACTGATGACATGGACGTCTCTCCTGACCGTGTTGACGCATTGGTCTGGGGACTTACGGAGTTGCTCCTGAGCGACGAGGGTGTTCCTGTAGATAACAAGGTGGCGCAGGTGTTCAGGAACTCGTCGTTCTATGACGAATCAGCCGCATAATGCCGGAACTGAGCCAGCCGAGCCCTCAAAGCAGGCGCCGCCCGAGCCAGAATTCCCTGCGGCTGTCCCAATCGCCCTTATTCATTGCGGTTGTTCAGGCTTGGGACCGAATACCAAACAAGGCCTTATGGTCCTACTCATCCCTGGCCTTATTGAATGTGGCTACTGCCATATGGTCTATGAGGTCAAGATCGCGGGATCGTAGGAAGGGGGTGAGGCGGTATGCCTAAAGGTAGTGGTGGAAAGACCACAAAGAAGGGTAAAGGCGGAGGTAAGTGCTAATGGCGTCGCAACCTTCCATAACGGACGGCGTCCACACCGCCGCTGGAACGACCTTCGAGTCGCGTCCCGATCCCCTCGGGAGCCTCGATATCAGGGCCTCCTCCGGGATGCGGCTGTTCCCCAAGCCGTTCAGGAGCGGAATCCTGGGAATTTGGGACAGGGTACGCGCGCAAGTCAGCGGCGAGATCAGTGTTGCGCGCACGTACCCTGCACTTTTTGGCGGTACCTACAACATCATCGGGCCGTTCGTCGCGTACAACATCGACACGTCCCGTGTCAACTACAGGTTGTGCCGCGAACTGTACTATAACACCAACGACAAGTACAAGTTGGGCGCAGGATTTGCACGTCCTGCCATCAATATCACGGCTGGTTTCATGGGTCCGCCGCATTTTGTCGCGCCGGACCAGCAAAATGTTGTCGTCCAGAAGTTCTTGGACGACTTCAACTTGCGTTACCGCGCAGTTATGGCGCGGATTGTGCGCAATTGCTTCCGTGACGGCGACGTTTTCACGCGGTTTCGCGTTGTTCCTGACAAGTTTACGACGGGTGCACGTACAATTCAGTGTGATTTGATCCCACCTGAGTGGATGGTGCCGATTATTGACCCTGATACCGGTGAATGGGAGAAGGTCACGATCGTCAAACCCATGCAGGTTGTGGATCCCAGCCAGCTGAACAACCCGTTTGTTACGACCACAACTATCAATTTCTCGGTCGTAGAAGAGATCACCCCGCTGTCCATCAACTCGTACATCTGGGGCGCAGCGCCCGAGATATACGCCCAGCGGTACACTTACACGCGGGAGAACCCGTTTGGGTTCATTCCTATCGTGCATTTCAAGAACGAGATGGAGGAAGCGGCGCTGTTCGGTGCCAGTGACCTGGAACCTATCGAGCCGTTCCTCAAGACGTACCACGACGTAGCCCTCTTCACCATCCAGGGTTCCAAGCTCTTCACACGTCCGAAGGTCAAGTTCAAGCTGGCCAACGTCGAGAAGTTCCTTCAGGACAACTTCTCCCAGGAAGAAATCGACGCCAGGCGGCTGATGTTCGCCGACAAGGAAATCTTCCTGGTCCAAACCGACGACGACGTGCAGTTTATCACGGCCGATAACGGTGCCCGTTCCACGGAAGCACTGCTGCAGCTGCTGTTCTACTGCATCATCTCGGTCTCAGAGACACCAGAGTTCGCTTTTGGGCCTGCGGTCAAGAGCTCACGGGCATCGGTTCAGGAGCAGATGCTGCCCCTGGAACGTAAGATTTCCCGCAAGCGCGAGGGTATGTCGGATCCGTTCGTCAACTTCGCTGGCATGTACTTGCAGGTCAAGTCCATGTTGGAGAACGTGTCGCTGACAACGTACGACACCCAAATCGGTTGGGACCAGATGACGTCGAAAGACGACAAGGCCACAGCCGATACGGTGAAGACTATGGCGGATGCAATGACCGAAATGGTCACTGTTGGCATGGTCAGTGTGGAATCCGCCAGTGAGTTCATGCGTCAGTACATCACGACGGTACTGCCTTGGAACGATCCGAGTGCCGACATGGACGAGATTCGTCGCGTTCAGGACGGTCTGGAGATTCTGGCACGTGCCAAACTCGCAACAGGCTTCGGCGGAGGGGATGTTCAAGCGGCGAATCAACCAGGTCAAGGAGGTACCCAGCCGTCACAACGAGGACAACCAACCGGTCAGGCAAATACCACAGGCGCAGGTGGTGACGTGGCTAGTCGCCGCGCGTTAGCAGGTCGTTCAGGTTCCACCGGTACGACGCCGGCAACTCCACCAGCTAACGGTACTGCCCACTAATCCACTTCCGGAGTGAATGCCGGAGAAGTGTGATTTGGTCCGGCTGTTATCCTCTCGACTTTTGCAGGACTCATTGATAGTCCACGTGGACCTGACATATAATACCAATATAGGATCGTAGACTCATAATGGGGAACAACTCTGCCAGCCAGTCTAAGCCCGTTGCGCTTGTCGCGCAATTGTCGCCTCTGTCTACGGCAGAGACGCCTGCTGCGGGCGAGATCCGTGTAGCTGACATTCCAGCAGCTGCATGGGCGAACGTAGACAGCTTCCGCAACGGCGATAACGACCCATTGGAAGTCGTGGTTGAAACTCCAGTCGGCAAGTCGAAGCGCGGCTGGAACTATCGTGCGCAAGCACTGCAGCGCGTTGTCGACGCCGTCAACAACGGTGGGCTTCCTGGTTTTCTCGGCCACCAGAAGCCTGAAGATGTGAGCCATCAATTCCCAATCCCTGTCACTCACTGGGTCGGAGCAAAGTTCGACCCAGAAGCCGTAATCGTGGACGCGAACGGCCAGGTGGTTGGAAAGGGTAAAGCCTACTTCCGAGGCATCGTCGACAAGGCCGCCGAGAACCTGAAGCGGTGGATCCGCACGAAAGCAATCACTCAGACATCCATCTTCGGCCTTCCGAAGCTCCAGCAAGGACCCAACGGGGTCGACGTTGTTGATTATGATCCCCTGTCCATCGACTGGACGCCTCTAGGGCGAGCCGGTATGGAAACGCGTATCGTCGCTCTCGGCGAAATGGTCGATCAGACAGGGCCTGACATCGGCGATGTCGTTCATATCGACGACGGCACCGTCACAGACGACACCACAGGAGGCACAGGAGCAAGTGGTCAAGCAGGTAATAACCAGCAACATTCGACAGAATCGTCCAACAACGGGTCGTCAACCGACGGGTCAAACGGGTCAGGTGGCAGCGGTTCGGGGTCGCAAACCTCAAACGACGGTGATCACCAGTCAGGGAGTACAGAAAACCGACACGGAACTGCCGGCTCCTCCTCAAGCACAGAGTCGCATGGAGAAGGTGACGGTTCTAGGAGCAACGAGCATCAGGCCGGGGACGGAAATTCGGGTGATAGCTCCACCGGTGCCGGGAACAGAGGGCAACGGGGGACGACCGAATCCCAACGTGGTACAGCGGTAGCAGGAGCCGCAGGCGGCGAACAAGGCCAAAGCGGCCGGCAAACCGGCGCGAACAGTGAGGGGCACACCGGAAACCAAGGAGGTCAGGGAGGTCACAAGGTGACAGTTGCAGAGGCAGTAGCAGCCCTCAAAGAGGGTCGGGCGAAGCCTGAAGAGGTCCTCGGCGAGATGGGTTGGAGCGCTGCTGAAGTGCTTCCCGTTCTCAAGGTTGATCTCCCTACGGCCGCCGTGATCATTGACAAGGACACGTGGGAGCGCCTGAGTGCGCGCGACAAGGCCTTCGGCGAAATGACGGGCGTGTTCGGGCTTGACGCAAGTGCGACCACGGCTGAAGCCTTGGTCACGCGCACCAAGGAAGCGCACACGGCAGAAGCCAACGTGTCCAACGCCGAGTTCAATGGCAGAGTGTCCACCATTCTCGGCGAAATGGTCGTGAACGAGAAGGCTCGGCCGCTCGTCAACGACCTGGTGACTCCTCACTTGACGAAAGACATGTCCGCCGATCAGATCAAGGGTGTGGTCGGCGAGATGCTCGGACGTCAGAGCGTCAAGGATGCCATTGGCAACCTGCTCGAGGCAGGCAGTCAGACACCGAACGGCGGACAAGCACACACGAACTCCAGCGGGAGCGGTGCCAACAACGGCACGGGGTCGGGCAGTTCGAATGGTTCGACCCAGAATGAGTTCCTGCGTCGCAAGACGGTTCGGGTGGCCAGCTAGGCGCCAGAACACCCAACACTGAAGGAGGACCTAGGCAATGGGCCGTAGGGTTTCCGATGGACGGGCTGTTCGAGTTACCCTGCCCGCGAGCAGTACTATTCCGCAGTACAGTTTCGCATTGGTTCAAGGGTGGCTCGGATGGGCCGGCGTGGGCGTGACGACTGGCGTAGGCCAGACGCTGCCCCTCATCCTCACGATCGAGTCAGCGGAGTACGAGACCTCCCAGATTGACGTCGCGCAGGCGTACAACGTCGGCGACCTGCTCTGGTGGGATCCTGCGAACAACCGTTTCAGCACGGCAACTATCGCAGGTGGCCGAAAGGCAGGTCGCGTAACTTCCGCAAAGGACGCGAACAACGTGATCTGGTTCGTATTCCTCGGTTCATCCGCCGAGCGCGGCGACTAAGGGAGGAATCAGACACATGGCACGCGTTCTGACACTCGAAGGCCTGCGCGCAGAGCGGGCTTCAAGGACCATCACGGAACAGATTCCGTATACCCTCGACGGACAGACCAAGTACGCCGAGAAGAAGATGGTCAACGGCGAGATGGAAACGTTCGAATTCACCCGTCCAATGGGTGAGTTGCTGACGACCAGCGCCGCCCTCGACTCCATCATCATCCGTACGATCATCGACCTCGAGATCGGTCGTGAAGCGGTCCCAACCATGTACGAGCCGATTTATCGGATCATGGAAGACCCAAACTTCACGATGAACGTCAACATCGGAGGCATCCTCTCCGCTGCGCGCGTCATCTTCCTTGAGCACATCGAGCTGGAGGAAGTCAAGTTCGGCGCACGCATCTTCGGCGCCAGGGACACTGTCCCGATCGTGACGTACGCGGCCGGGTTCCAGTGGACTGAGGACATGATCCTCTACGACCAGACGTGGGAAGCTGCTGAGTCGGCTCGTGCAATGGGTGAGGCGTACAACGCCCTCATGAACCATTTGCACCTCTCCCCCATCTTCTCGTACACGTACCCTGCCGCGAACAAGACCGCCGCGGTCACGACGGAGACCACACGCATTCTGAACATGCGTGCGACCATGCGTCAGGCGATGGTCAACCTCAACAACAACCCGATCTTCGACGCGATCGGCAACCGCATCGGCGTCCTGCAGCCAAGCGTTATGCTCGTCCACCCGTCGAACCGGTGGGACATCGAAGAGGCGCTACAGGCGTTGGTGGTCAGTGGTACCCAGTACCCGGCACTCGCCACCGGCATCACTACGTTCATCTACTACCCGGGCTACTCCGTCCAGGTCGGCGAGCGAACGTACACGTACCCTGCAGTTCCGACGAACAAGGCGTACCTGATCGAGCCACAGCGCTGGTGCCGAAGCCTTGTCAAGCACGGTCTGCGGGTCGATGCAGACGGCGCTGACCTCAAGAGGCTCATCGAGAACGCAATCGTCGGTCGGTGCCGTCTCGGTGTGTACGCCGCGCTCGCGTACATGGCCCATGAGGTGACGCTGCCGTAACCAGGAAGCCAAGGAGGATCCAAACTCACAATGGCTGAAGCATCAACCACGGCAGAAGTGCAGTCCCAGCAGGACGCACAGACGCCAATGACCGAAGTGGATCCCGCAGGCGGTCAGGGTGGAACTCCCGATCTCGCCGAAGGGACCGCGCAATGCGCGCGCTGCATCTGGTATCCTTGGCTTCCAGGTGCAGACGTCGACTACCTGCCTGTGGAGAGGTGTCACCCAGCTCTTCCACAGCGCAGGTGGTCTGACGGTGGCGACGTGGCAATTCACAACTGCCCGTACTTCGAGCCGCGCCCCGACCTGTTCAAGCTGTATCTCACTCCTGTGACCGAAAAGCCCGACCTCGAAGCGAAGCCGATTCCGTACGGCAACGGATCACCGATCTCCCTCGAGGAGGCGGCAGCCGAGGTCGTCATCGGCGGCAAGGGTCCAGAGCAACCGCGGGAGGAGATCATTATCCACTCGCCGGTGCCAGGTGCAACGTTCTCCGCTGGCGGTGCGAACATGGAAGATATCGCCGAAGCCCGAGACGCTCACCGACAGCGCGTCGGTGGCACCTGGGGCGAGAAGCTGGAAGCTCATCAGGCTGTACGGCCAACTGGTGGCATGGCCAGCTCGCTTACGGGTACCGCAGGTCTCAGCAGCGCGACTCAGGAACTCCTTGACACCGGCGCCGAAGAGGAAGCCAGTGGCGAAGGCAGCGCCGAAGAGAAGCGCGCAAAGCGGCAGCAAGCCCTGCAGGAAGCCGCCGAGGCTCGTGCCGAGGAGGGTACTCCTAAGGGTCTGAGCCAGAATAGTGGTACTACTACCCAGGAGGGTACTGCAGCGACACCGGCGGCTCCTACTACAGGAACCACCCCGGCAACTGCCCCTGCGGCGCAGCAAGGTCAGGGACCAACAACGCCACAAGCGCCGCCGACGCAACCGAAGCCGTCAGCCTAGGTCAGAGCCTCCACTGACCGGACGGACTGAACATGACTCCGACGCCTGAACTGGAGCAAGCCCTCAGGGTATTGATCGATGAGGTCATTCCCCCTGGGGGTACTGACACCGATACCCGCTTCACTGATGCGGAGATTGACGTCTACCTCCAGACGGCGGACTCCCTGCAGGAGGCGGCAGCGAATGCCTGGATGGCGAAGGCGGCGAAAGTCGTCTCGAACAATGTGGGCATTCTCTCCGTTTCCGCAGGGTCGGAGCGTGTCCAGTTTGCGACACCGAAGGACATGGCGGACTTCGCTATGCGAATGGCGCAGTACTATCGCGGTCTGATTCCTGGCTTCGGGTCTACAGCGTACGCTATCGACTACTACGTCGTAGCACAGACTGTCATCCGCGACGATACCACGACGGAGTCCCAGTACAAGAACGCGTTGGCAGCATCGGGTATTCCTTGGCCGCTCGTCGGTGGCATCGGAGGCGTAGGGGGTATCCCGTAAAACACGGACACCAACATGGGAGCAGTCCTCAACGCCTACGTTACGGCGCACGACTTCATGATCCAACTCGACCCGCAGGATATAGTAATCCATCGGAAGCAACGCAATCCTGCAGGGTCCGCACTCCAAACCGTCGAATCGGACTACGGTCCGTTTCCCGTTCGTATTTTCATCCGCGCGGCTGGTGCAAGCCCAAGAATAGTGACGACTCTCGCTGGAACGCAGCAAGTGTCAGTAGTCTTCGGCATGTTCGGGTATGGTGGTCAGAACTTGTACCCAGGCAAAGCAAGCCTAGATGCAATGTACGGACCGCACGTACTCGATGAGTTCGATGACCCACGACGCGGTCATATGCGTATTGTGGGTGTTTCAGTCATGCAGATGGAAGGTCAGGTCTTCGGATACGAGTGCGACCTCGAGGTTATCACGTAGCGGGGTCGCGCTCAAGGTAAGGACAAAGTGAGGGGTCACAATGTCATTCTTTATCCCAGCAGTAGCAGAGGATCTAGTCGCAGCCGCCGGCGAGATGGTGGAGGTCGACTCGATCCAAGGTCTTGCTGACGCCTGGCATAAGGAACTCGAAGATCGTACCCACGCGATGACCAAGGAGCTTCACGACCTAGCTCAGGACGCTACGGCCTACATGAAGCAAAACGCGCCTTGGCAGGATAGGACAGGTAATGCAAGAGCAAGCCTGTACTGCAAGATCACGGTCCAAAAGAACGGACCGGAAATGGATGGGGAGTACTTCTCCATCGACGTGGAGTTCGGGTACGACGACTCGATCTGCGACTACGGTGACATCCTGGAAGAAGGCGACGGTGGTAACCTCGCCATAGTTGGTCCTACGGCCAACATTTACGGTCCAAAGATCGATGACATCGTGGCGAAGTACTGGTCGTAACTGCATCCAATGACCACCCTTCGCGAAGAGGTCGAAAAGGCCCTCATAGCGTGCGTACCAGAGGTTGAAGGCCGTGTCTTCGAGCCTCACGTCCCAGGCTATATCAACCCCGAACGACCGTACCTCATCGTTCGTGAAGGCGTTGATGCGTTCACAGACTGGTGGATCCCGAACGCGTCCCAAATTGAGGTCGTTCCGGTTGTTGAACCGAATACCTACGTCGACATCGACATGCTGCGACGTGAGATCCGTGGCTGTCTTCACGGGCTCGTCGTTGTGTCCAGCGACGTTCCTGCCGAACGGTATCAGTTGTGGTTCGACTCAGGAGTGCGTGCAGACACGACCGATACGCAACTTATCAACCTAAACCGAGGTGAACGGTTTACAGTCATCAACTTGTCGTGGCTGAAACCAACAGGGGTTGTTCCAGATCCAGCGTGGTCGACGGCAACCTTCGTGCAAGCTGCATTTCCGGCTGGTACCATTCAGATTGACGTAACGCAGTGGCTGCCTGATGACACCTCCCCGGGTGTATACTTTCGAATGGAGCAGACCACAGACACGGAGAAAATGAATCTGTGTCAGTGGCGTACAGGCACCCTAGTCGGTCACGTTATCACTAAATCGGCAACGGCTGGATGGGAATGGGCCGCACATGTTCGTGACGCACTTTCAATCGAGGCCTGGATCTGTATGGACGACGGTCGAAAGATGTACATCCAACCAGGTCTTGTGGTCAACTTCTCAAGCAACCCTTGGCGACAGGGACAGATCCGAATTCCCATCCGCTACGGCGTATTACGAGGGCTCGCCCTTCTCGAATCGCCGCAGTACATTGTCACAGCACAGTCGTCGCCAACGGAGGGTACTGTCCCACAGTTCGTAGTTACGGCACCGCCGTCGCCATAACCGTAAGGAGGAGTAATGACCCAGCCAGCCCAGCGTAGCGCGTCCACAGGTTCGGGAGATACACCAACGAACCCTCCCGCAGAGGCGCAACAGGAACCTGTTGCGGCGCCCCAGCCGCAGAGTGCCGCCGCTGCTGAACAGCAGCCCCAGCAAGGGCAGCAAGGGCAGCCACGACAGCGGGATCCGAACGAGTCGGTCTATACCCGTGAAGACATCATGGAGTCCTCTGGCTTCGGCGACGCGAGGCCTGAGATCCTGATGGGTGTCCTGCGATGGCGAGAGCAGGAAACCGGACAGCCAGTCACCGAGTTCACGAAGTCCGACCTCGAAGAGTGGCTGCCACAGTTCCTCGGACGGGAGGTGTAAGGCACAAACATGCCTGGTACGTACGCGATCGGCACTGTACCCGTTCGACCGGGTCCAGCATTCGCCTTCATGAACATCGGGGAGCCACCGAAGCTCCCCGACGCACAAGGCACAGGTGCTGCGATCATTCGTGGCACTCGTGGTCCATTGAACCAGATCGTTGAGCTCGAGTCGATGGACCAGCTGACGGCCTACTTCGGCTCCAGCGGTACGACGGATGTCGTGCGAGAGATGTTTCGAGGCGGGATCAACCTCGTCAAGACCGTCCGGGTAGGCGACGTGAGCGCGCAAGCGACAGCGGCCGTCAAGGACGACTCAACGTCGCCGGGGGTCACCATCGGTAACCTGTTCGCTGCACAGCCAGGTACCGATGGTAACTCCATAACGTACACCATCCGTGACAACCTGAGCAACACCACACTGCGAGAGTTGGTGATCTACTACCAGAACCAACTGGTACAGACTATCCCGTTCACGAAGTACGTGACCACGACCGACGACGAAGGCCAGAACTTGGTCACTGCGATGGCGCAGATCGGTAGTCCGTGGGTCACTTACCAGTACGTTGTCAAGGGTTCTGGCAAGTTTGCCCCTGTCACTAATACAGCGATGACGGGCGGTACTGACCCTGCAAGCATCACGGCGTTGATGTACTCCACCGCCTTGGGTGTGCTGGAACTCGACCACGAGTGGGAAGTTGTCGCTGTCGACGTTGAGGACTCGGTCATGCAGGGCACAGTTCAGTCCTGGGTCGATCGGCTCAACAGCGAAGGCTCGTGGATCATCTCCATCATGGGTCAGCCGACTGCAATCCCATTTGCCACGCGGCTCCAAAATGCCAAGGCGATGAACGACAAGGCCGTGGCGCTGGTGATCAATGGTTTCACAGGTTCCGACGGCGCCGTCCGAGAAGGCATGAAGGCCGCAGCTCGGCTGTGCGGCATGATGGCGAGTCAGAACCTCGAAGAGGCCCTCACGTACTCGGTCATCCAGAACGCTGTTGGCATCTATGGCAACCTTGTCAACGCCGACGTCGTCAACGCCCTCAACAGCGGTGCAATCCCACTGACCAAGAACTTCCTGGGTCAGATGGTCGTCGAGCAAGGCCTGACTACGTTCAATGCACCAACAATGCAACTGGACGCAGGCTGGAAGAAGCTCCACCGCACACGGATCCGCTTCGCCATGATCCGCCAGATCCAGAGTTTGTGGTTGCAGCTCGTCGGTAAGATCCTGAACGACATCGCAGGGCAAGGAATGGTCCTTGGAACTGCGCAAGGCGTCGTGAACGACTTCATCGTTCGAGGTCTGATTGCCCCTGGTGGTACTGTAACGGCAGATCCAGTCCAGCCAGCCCCTGACACCTTCCAGGTCATCATCCGCGTCGACGACAACGACGTGATCGAGCACCTGTTGGCCAAGCTCCAGTTCCGCTGGCAAGCAACGGCCTGAGACCCGAAGAAAGGAGGTACGGAGCCAGACATGCCAGTCGCTAACCCAGGCATTTACATCTTCCGCAAGTGCACTCCGATGGGCAACTTCGACATCGCCAATGTCGACGTCAACAACCTGTTCGAGCGCGGCTACACGTTCGCGGTCAACGACCCGCCGGAGCTCCAGAGCTTGATCCTGACTACGTTCGATCCCACGAACTTGATTCAGGGCTCGGACGGTGAGTTCTACTCGCTGGACGGGACACGCTTCGCGGAAGTCAACCGGTGGCGTGCTCAGGTTACCATCAACACCGGCACGTACAGGCCAGGTGGGCGTAAGTTGGAATGGCGCTACGTCACCAGCTACACCGTCGACTTGACCTTCACCGAAACGGTCTACAGCGACGCACGGTTCCTCAAACCGATTCTGGACTCCCTTCGGGACAACACGTGCCAGTTCACGTTCGACTTCCAGGGGACAATCAGGACAAAGGATTGCACGTAATCTGTCCTGCCACACGCTGCGCTACGTGCCGGAAGGGGCGTCTCACTCCGCCCCTTTCGTTACTCTTGCCAAACGGCCGACAAGAGAGGGGTAACTCATGCCGGAACAGGAAACAACCGTAATCGAGCAAAGTACCAACGGTGTTCAGAGACCTGCACCGGAAGCACCGGAACCGGGTGTGGGTCCGATGACCGAGTCTCGCCGGAAAGACATCCTGAGGAACGAACGCCCTCTGCTGCAAGGCGTGCTTGCGGCCGCACGTCAGGTCAAGACAAGGACGATGCACATCGAGATCGCTCGACCTGACGAGACGTCCGACACCGACGAGGAAGTGGTAGTCCTCGAATTCGACGTAAACGGTCTTACGGACAAACAGCGTGAGACGGCGCAACGCGAGTTCATGGAATACACCGAGACCCCTAGCGGTATGGTCATGCCGGACATGAGACGCACCAGTGCTGCCAATCAGCGTGCGCTCCAGATTTACACGGCGACTGTTGACAAGTCCATTTGGGAAGACCCCCGCACGCAGGAGACCCTCTACAGCGAAGGGCTCATCGACGCGGGAGACTACAAGAACCTCAACAAGTACGTCCGTGCAGTTGCAACCATCCAAGCCTGCCTTTACGCGCCGGAAATCGACCGGGTCATCAACCTGATTGAAACCTTAGGCGCGAGGAGCCAACGAGTAGAAGGAGTTGCTAAAAGACCTAGTTAGGGCGCGCGGTGAAGCATACGTACTTTGGCGACTGTGCTTCCAGATGGGTAAACGGCCACGCGAACTATTAGGCGAACTCCCACCAGGATCGACGGAACTTTGGTCCGAAGGTGAGTTGGCGTTCATGAAAGGCGGGTTCATGGGCTACGACGAAGAGCAGATGATGATCATGAAGGCCCAAGCCGGTGCGCGGATTTTCTAGGGTGAAAATTCCCGCGCAAACCACCCTTAGTCACTCCGGCACACCTTTGCGGCTCGAGCCTGGCTGGCTTTGTCTCCTCCGTCTAGGCGCGCAGGTGGGGTGAAGGACTAACAGACCATGGCTGCTGGCGCGACCTATCGCATCAACGTCAACATCAACGCCACTAACATGGCGCCACAGGCGTTTGGTCAGGCACTGAACCAAATCAGTTCCTTCCAGAACGCGGTGAATGGTGCGACGGGTGCATGGGGTGGGTTTGTCTCGAGCATCCTGCAGCCGATTCCGGTGCTTGGTGGTGCCATCAAAGGCATCTCCGACGCGATCGGTGGAATGTTCTCCTTCATTACGTCTGCTGTGACCGCGCCCATCGGTGCGATCAACAGCCTTCTGAGAACGTTCATCAACTACCGGACTGGCGTTATCGCGGCAGCGGCCGTTGGTGCCATGGCTTGGCCGTTGAAGCTTGCCTCCGACCTTGAAGAGGCCCAGATCGCCTTCACCCAGTTCCTCGGTTCGGCAGAGCGTGGTAATGAAATGCTGACCAAGTTGAGGGACTTCGCTAACTACACACCGTTCACGTTCCCCGAACTACGTGAAGCGGCGGAGAACCTGTTAGCGGTAGGCATCAACGCAGAACGCATCATTCCGTTTATGACCGCTATCGGGGACGCCGCATCAGGCCTGGGTCGAGGTCGTGCAGGCATTCAGGCCATCTCATTGGACTTCCAGCGCATCGCTGCCCAAGGTAGGGTTACGGCCAGAGATGTGATGGAACTCCAACGAGTCGGCGTTCCTGCCCTTCAGATCCTTGCTGAAGGGTACGGTACTACGACGAAGCAGATCCAGAACTGGATGCAGAACGGTGTGCTCCCTGCTAACCGTTCGTTGCGGCTGTTAGCCGAAGGTATGGAGTCCCGCTTCGGTGGTTTGATGGAGAAACAAGAGCATACGCTCGAAGGTCTTTGGTCAACCATCGAGGACATCATCAACAACGACATTCTGGTCCGCTTCGGTCAAGGTATTGCCAAGCCTCTCGAACAGGGTATGGAGGCCTTGATCAGTTGGTTCAATCAGGGTAGTGCTTCTACCGAAGCATTGTCACATGCCTTGGAACTGTTCGGTAACACGATTGGCACAACCGTCGTAGGTGCTGTCAGTGCTCTTGGTCATTCACTCGATACCGTCTTCAAGTCCCGCGAGTTCCGAGAGTCGACCTCATTTCTGGACATGCTGGGTATGGTAGGTCGGCAGGTCTTCGACGACTTGACTGACCATATGGGCTCTTTCGGTCGTGTCATCCGACAGATTGTGGATGCACTTACAGGCGGATTCCTGGAAGTCCTTCGCGAACTTATGGACTGGCTTGCCATGACTGGTATCCCTGCACTCCAGCAGTTCGCAGAGTGGCTCGGTCCTAGACTTCGGGACGCGATCGAGTGGATCCGTACTGTCGGTTGGCCCACGTTCCTCCAGAAACTGGACGAGTTCGGTCAGTGGTGGGAGAGAGACGGTAGACGTGCATTCCAGGATCTTTGGGACTTCCTAGCCACCAATATCCCGAAGGCAATTGACTGGTTGACTCATGAGGGTCTTCCAGACCTGCAAGGTGGGTGGGACAAAGTCTCCAAGACGCTCCAAGACGTTTGGACTTGGCTCACAACCGTCTACAGTGAGATGGAGAAGCAAGGAGTGTTCGCGACCTTTGGCGAAGGCCTTAAGTCCATCGTTGAAGGTGCTGGTGCGATCGCTTCCATTTTTGGCCATGCAGTTCAACAACCTGCGCCGGTTGCGCCTGGTCGAACACCTGAGGAGCAGGCAGCGATCGAGGCCGAGTTGGCTAAGACCGGTGGCTGGGCGAAAGAAGCTGAACAACAACGTGCTCATCAAGAGCAGGTACAGCAGAACGCTAAGGACTTCGTTGAGGGTCTCAAGACTGTCGCCGAAGCATTCAAGGCGATCGCCGACGCCATCAGGGATGTACTCCAAGAGCTGGACAAGTTCATCCAGTGGCAAAACGAGCACACCATCAAAGTACCTTCCGCCACGGATATCCCAGGACTTGGTCCGTGGCTGAAGGAAGAGGGTGGCATTCTTGGCTGGCTACAGAAGTCGGGAGAGGCGTATAAGCAGCAGGTAGCAGGCTGGGAAGCAAGTCCCTACGCTGCGCCTATTGGCTCGCTGCAGTACTCCAACGAGGCGCAGGCAGCGCAACAGGCTGCTGCGGAGAAGTATGCTCCAGAACTTGGCGGAGGCGTTATCGGAAGACAAAGGGCTATTGTAGAGGCCTTCGCCGTGGGTGAGATTCCGCTGTCCTACATCAGTGACAGCTACCTCAAGCTGGAAAAGGACTTGGCCATGAAGATGCAGGAAGACCCTGCCTTCGCGGCCGAGATTCAGAAGAGGCACGGTATCACACAGGGTCAGGCGATTATCCAGGGTATTGCCGAAGGTGCTGCCAGTGAAACGAAGGAACAACAGCAGTCTCTGCAGGATACGCATGACGTTATTCAGGATCAATTGACCTGGGGACAGTCTCCCGCGCCGTACTTCATCGATCAGGGCCAAGATATCATCCAAGGCCTAATCAAGGGTATTGACGACAACAAGCTGGACCTCATGGAAGACTTGCATCGTCTGGTTACAGAAATGCAGGATATCCTTGATCCCAGTAACATCCTTGCCGCCTGGAAAACGGGTGGCGGAGGTGGAGTTGGTGTCGGTGCAGGTACTGAACTTACTACCCCCCAAACAGTAGAAGCCCTGACTGCTGCAGGGCTGTCAGCGGACCGTGTCGCCGATGCTTGCGGGCTCATCGCTGCCCAAGGTGTAGCTCGCGGCTTCGGCGATGCGGCCAAACTTGCTGACGTCCAGACAATGGCGGTCTCCCGCGGTGACTGGGCTGCAGGTCGTGGCATGTCAGGTCCTGGTGGCTACGAAGACCTCCTGCGTGGTATGGGTTATGCAGCGAAGGAAGTCACTCAGGAGCAGGCACAGGCGGCGTTGCAGCGTGGTGAAGCAATCACGCTCGACACACCAGGCCATTACTTCTTGGCAACTGGATACAACCCCGAAACGGGTGCCTACCACGTAGGAACTACAGGCACCGCACTGCGAGGTGGCGCTGCTGACATGACGTTGGCGCAGATGGCGGCGTTACCGATCACAGGTGGCGGAGTTAGGACGTTCATCGAAGCCACTAAAGGTGGTGCGGCGATGAACCTCCTGAATCAGGGGCCCGGAGGCGCACCGCTCGGTGGAGCAGACACCAAGAGCCTGTCAGGCGAGCAAGCACTGCGACTAGCAGCCCAGATGAAGGGCATCAGCATGGAAGACTTGACGAGAATCATGTCCTTCCTGCGTCAGCACGAGAACGCGTCGTTGAATCCTGCTGCGTACTACGGTGCCGGCGGTAACGTGGACATTGCGGCAGCAGCTCAGTCAGGCAAAGCGTTCGGTATCGGTCAGGAGATGCCCGACACGTTCAGAGCCTACGCCGATCCTGGACATGGAGACCCCACTAACCCACTCGATCAGGCCTTGTCGACCATCAACTACATCAACAAGCGGTACGGTGGTATCGGTTCGTTGATTGAGTGGGCCAATCGTGGTCCGTATCAGGGGTATCAATATGGTGGTCCGATTCTCGAGTCCGTATTCGGGGTGGGGTCGCATTCGGGACTCCCGTACCTCTTTGGTGAAGGCGGTGACATCGAAGCGTACCGTTCACGTATGGGTGGCGGCGGCGATGGCGGTGTCCATCTTCACTTGGACGCAGGGGCCATCTCTGCTGGAGCGGTTGTGGTCCAAGGCGGCGGAGTGGACGTTGCGGGAGATGTTGTCAATGGGTTGGCCGACCGCCTGATGGGACGAATCGGTGAACTCTGGCTCGATGCACACGGAAACACACCGGTGAGGCGGCCTTAGCGCATGGCAGTGTTAGGTACAATCCGGCGTTTGTCGACAGAGCCTCGTGGTACGGGTCGCTCTCTGGACTCCAACCTTGTTGTTGATCCCCGACTGCCATTCATCCCTACTCCGTTACCTGGCGACGCGCACCCCGACGTACCGGTTGGCGGTACGTTTGCACAAGGTTGGAATACTGCTGCAGGTCTTGGTTACACTCTGACCGGTGGCGGTGTCATCCTCAAACTGCCCATTGCGCCTGACACGGCGAACATCCAGCGTGACACACGGGAGTTGGCGTTTGTACCGATCGATCAAGGAGACGCGCCGCAACCTTTGGGGCCCAATCCCAAGGTCTTGTCCTTCACGGCGTGGTGTCCAGGCTGGTGCCGGAAGGTCGAGATTCCGGAACCTTTCGTTCTTACCGCTGAGCAGGTCGCGGCCCAGCTTGAACTGTGGCAGGACGACTCTCAAGTTCTCGTCCTGACCATTTCGGGTAAGTACTACCCGATTACTTGGTACTGCTATATCCAGTCGTGGACTAGGAAGATTGGGGATCCGATCGGCGATGAGATGATCAACCTCACCCTGAAGGAGTATCGCCCAATCATCATCCGTACGGAGGATCAGCCGAACGTAGGTAACGACGACGCACTCACGACTGAAACTCCTGACCAGACAGATTCGGACGAAGATCGTCCGGATGATACTCCACAGCAGTACACC